GTTGGAAATTTACACCTTTAACTCTTGCGAGTGATCCGTGTTTCCGTTCCTTCAGTCGTCTTTTGCGTCCTCAAAACATACTGGATCAGTATGTGCTATCACAACCCTTGCTATTTCCAATCTCTCAGATTTATCAGGATTATTACTTGCAGAATCTAATAGTTCAGCAGAGGTCTCACAATCAAGTGGTGCTCCAATCACTATTAAACTAAGAAGAATTTGGTACATGAGGATGAACGAACCCGTTCCGAGTCGGCTTACTTGCGTCCCTAGTGGGATGAACGTAAAGGTATGTTAGCATACCCACACTATATAGTCAAGCAGTTCTGTAACTTCTGTTACAATTTTATATTATCTTCTCTTTTTCTTCTCTTTTGGTTTACTATAATTCCATAATTGGGGTTTAATGTTTCCCATACCATACTCGATTGACTTTAATGCCTTTTTAAATTTATCATAATACATGTCAAACAAAGAAGTTTTTGATCCTCTTGTTAGATCATAACAAAATTTATCACCCATCTCATACTTAACAATATACGCATCAGATGGATACTTATTTGATTTAACTTGATCTATTGATCCACATTCAATCAATATTTCACATCCATATTTTTCTTTTAACTCATCCTTCTCACTTGATGTCCACACAGTGCTCATGATCTACCTCCCCATTTAATATCAGGATAAGCCTCTGCCACAACTTCTTTTGTAATTTTATAAATTTCTCCTAGTTTTTTATCTTTACATGCAATAATAATCTCAGACTCTAATGGATGTAAACCTTCTAATATGTTTATAAACATACTTTCTCTGCGAAGATTATTTAAACCATCATCACCACCTTTAATAAAACGATAAAAATGCTTTGATTCTCTTCGAATTGTAGTATGTCCCTGTCCATCACTAACTCCTAATGAAAAATTACCTTTGGCATGCATGGATCTAACTTCTTCAGAAATTTTACCACTCACTCCTCCCGCATAGGAATTTTGTTCATCATATCCTGTGTATGGAACTTCACCAGATGGAAGAATACTCATCACACTTTCGTCAAAGTTCCAAATTAAGATTACCTTTAAAGAAATTTCTTCATATTTTTTAAGAACCTCAATTTTTTTTGTCTTAGTTCTCTGTTTTGATACTAAATCTAATATCTCAAAGATAAAAGGATTTCTTGGTAGGTCTAAACTTACTGGTTTTTTGACTGTAACTGTTCTAGGTTTTTTAGTTTTAGTCGTCGTCTTCTTCGTTGCTGTCATAATTTTCAAATCTAAATGCGACAATATCATCGGGAACTAAATTCCCATTTTGATCAAACATCTCTGGATGTGGTCTTGGTATCTCTTGATAGTTCATCATGTAGTCTCTAATTAACCACCCAGTCACAGCACCAACAGAAAATAGTAAAAATGCTATCGGAAGTGCAACGATTGAAATAAGTTCTGTATTCACAGTAACACCTCCTTTTTTGGGTTTATTAAGTATGAGCTCAATACCACGATTGACTTTGAGATCTTTTTTATTTATCTCAGACGTTGATAACTCTTTTTTCTTTGAGGAACTTGATTGATTCAATGCAACCTCCTAGTTTTTGGCCATCAACAATGACTTGAGGGAAAGTGGATCCATCACCAAATTCATCGTAAAAAGATTTTTTATCAAAGTGTTCTCCTAAATTATACACCACATAACTAGTTTTTGTCAAGTCTAAAACTTTTTTTATTTTTTCACAATATGGACATCCCTCTTTTGAATAGACTGCAAAATTCATATGCTTCCTAAAATTATATTTATTATTACGATTATATCATAAAAAATTATAATGTGAATGTGGATGTAGTTGTGAAAAAAGCATATCTATTATAGATATACATATTTGAGCTATTGTTGCTTGATGTTTCACACATAATGTAATAAGTAGAGGAAGTGTTACTACTACTTCCACTATTTGGACCCGTTCGGTACCAGTTGCTTCCTGCAGATGGTGGAAGACCTGTTCTTAAATTCCAAGGACCATTGGAGTAGACTGTGGTACTCATCGTATTTAAAGTTATATTTCCATTATCCCAATCACTTACACAGTTGGCAAGAGATGAATATGTTCGACCAACGCTCTGACCTTTAAATGCTGTCGATGAAGAGGTAGGAAAAATATCTGTCGTCGTACCAGAACTATTAGTAATTTGAAATGTATCAAAAGCAATGTCTGCTTGCCAATTAGAGGAACTATTAGTAGTTCTAATATAAAGCCAAACTACTCTACCAGTCTGACCTACGTAACTACTTAAATCTACAGTTGCATCTCTCCAAGCTTGGTTTGCTGCAGTTTGTTTCTCTCCACTTAGAGATGTTAGACCAGTTACACCATTTCCTGTAAATGTTAATGGACCTGAAAGTGTCCCACCATTATCCCAATACATATTCCAGTATCCTATATAAGTTCCATGCATATAATATTGAAAACTCATTTGAGATGATCCTGAGGAAGAAGGTCCTTCTCTTGCTGCCAAAGGTATTGGTCCTGTTCCGAGCACTGATAAAAAAGGAGACATATTATGCGAAGTTTACGGTATTTGCTAGGACTATGTATGCTGCATCACCAGTTTTAATGACATTGTATGTATTTACATCATATCCACCTGAGCTTGCAGCAGATGGTGCACTTCCACCCAACCATTCTTCTGTTTGAGCAACTCCATCAATCGTCATTTGAGCGTAATATCCAGCACCATTTGGTTTTGAAATTATAACAACAGTTAAGGTATCACCAGCATCCATTGATGTATTAAGTCCAACAGTTGAAGTTACATTTGGTGTCGCAGTCGTTGTTTCATTTGTTGTAAATAAATGTACGTTTCCATTGTCAACATTAATATTAGTTGCAGCACTAAGTTTATTTGCGACAATATGAACACCCTCAGTTATACTACCTTTAACTCCAAGTTTAACTCCACTACTGGTTTTTCCTATCGCAACGGTGTCGGCAAAAGCACCCATGGATATTTTACCATTAGCATTATAATCAAAGGCAGGAATACCACTGACATCATTAATCGAAAATAGTGATCCACTTGTAAGATTATTTGTAACACTGAATAATGATCCCTCAGTTCCTTGAATATCTAATGCAACTGTATCGGTTACACCAGCACCAGTGCTAATGTTTAATATTGCATCGCTTGCATTGGTTGTTCCAAGACCAACATTACCTAAAGTGTGAATACCAGTTGCGTTTTCTACAAACTTACCACCAGTTCCACCTCCTCCACCACCACTAATTGTGATTGTTTTAGTTGCTCCAGTTCCTGATGCAACAACACCAGAACCCACAAAGTTCAGAGTTGTTCCTAATGTTGATAAAGAACCTCCTTCATCTTGAACTGTTACACCACTACCACCACCTGAAATAGTGATTGTTTTAGTTGCTCCAGTTCCTGATGCAACAACACCAGAACCCACAAAGTTCAGAGTTGTTCCTGTGGTTGATAATGCACCACCTTCATCTTGAACAGTTACACCTCCACTTCCACCACTACCAGTAGTGACAGATCCATCTGCCATCAAATACTGAGATGATGTACCACCAGACTTGACAAATGAAGTTGCGGTTAAGATTCCCGTTACGACAACTCCTGTGTTAGTTGTTGCTAATTTTGTATTTCCAGTATACCCTAGTGAAACTCCTCCTCCCTGTGTAAAGACTGCATTATTTTCACTAAAAGTAGCACTACCTATTACTACTGAATTTCCACCCAATCTTAAACTACCAGTTCCTTCATCAGTTATCTCCGAATGACTACCAGTATGTCTTATACGCATATCATCAGAATCACCTAATAATATGCTCTTATTATCACCATTTGTTAAATTAATTCCATTGTTTGCATTAATAACTGAAGTAAAGGTATTACTAGATGTATTAGAATTTGTTTGGAAAGAATTTCCCATGTAGAGATGATTTACACATTGATAATGTAAAACATTTGGTGTCGTATCTGTAATTTCAATTTGAGTATATGCACCTGAACTACCAGCAGTTCCATTATAAGTTACACCACTTGAATATAAAGTAGTCTTATCTGCCTCAAGATAAAATCTTATCTGATGATTACTATTTGAATTATGAGACTGATCAAATCGATATGTTCTTCCTGGTGTAAACGTAAAGAATGGTGAGTGTATAGCTGATTTGCTTCCTCCAGCTTCAAATATCACATAACCAGAAGTACTTCCCTGACCGTGATATCTATGATCTGTGCTTTTTGTTGCAACTTGTACGGTCAGATTGACATGAGTGCTACCTATTCCTGCAGAAGTCAAATCGAATCGAGATAACTCTCCCGACATAACAGATCCTTGGAAGAATCCATCTCTCCATTCAAATCCAGTCCAACCCATATCATGTGGTGCTGGAGCTGGATAATTTGGGTTGTCTGCATATACTGAAGAATTAACTGCTGAGTTAATTACCAACTTATCATAATAATAAGATCCGATTGTAGTCACACCTGACATCGAACCACCATGATCTAATAAAATATTATTACCAGTAACATCTAAATCTTGAGTAGTTAAATCAGTGGTGCTTGTAACTCCAAGAGTTGAAATACCAGTTACATTAACAGAACCATTTACATCTAATTTTGCTGATGGTGCTGCACTTCCGATACCGACATTACCAGCTGTTGTGATTCGCATCGTCTCACCAAAGGAACCTGTAGCTTCTTCAAAAAGCATTCCACCTTTTGCCTCTATTCCCGTCCACGAATATTTCTTATAAACAGTTTCATTTGCTGATGTGACCATTACACCATCATCAAATTGAGTTGTTGAATTGTTTGCACCTTTTATTCTAACTCTTGCCTCTGTCGGATTCGTGATTCCGATACCAATATTACCACTTGTATCAATAGTAAGTCTAGTTTCTGATGCCGTTCTTAGTGTTAAAGGTATACTATTAAGAGTTCCAAATGTACCATCGTTAATAAACTGAAGTCCTGAAGATACGGTAGTTCCAACGGTAAATTGACCTGTGGAAACTTCTGTGTTTCCATTTTGATCAATTTTAAATCTATCTTGACTATTAGTAGCTACTGTTAGAACACCACCTCCAGTTGTTGTTATTCCAATTTTAGCATAGTTTGGTGATGAATTATTTCCACAGAAGTGTATTTCTGATGTGTCATCTGAACTTCTTCCTCTTATATCTACTGCATAACCAGATCCATTTGCAATTACATCTAGTGGTGATTGGGGTGCTGCACCATTGATTCCTAAATTTCCACCTGTAGGAATAGTTATATTACCATCAGAACCAACTTTAAATTTACTACTACCTTGTGAATGGAAGAAGTGATTTCCATTCACATCAACAATATACTGAGCAGTCATTATACCAGCTGCTACTCCACCCTTTCTAAAGTTTATTCCACCAATATTTCCAGATGTTCTTGCAGAGTTAATTGTGATATCAGCAAATGTATCTGAGAAAACTTCTAGTTCACTATTAGGGTTATCAGTTCCGATACCCAAATTACCTGAACCATCAAATCTTGCTATCTCAATTGTTCCTTGTCCAAATGCAAGTGGTTCACTAGCATATGTTCTAAGAGTCCAAGTTGGATTAGCAGCATCTGCATCATCAACCCTTATATTAAACGCACTCGTTTTTCCTCTTAGTGAAAATACATCTGTATCTGTATCACTATCATCTGCCCATATTTCTAATCTAGAACCAGGACTAATGGTATTGATACCAACTCGGCCATTCTGAAGAAGAGTTATTTGAGGAGAAGGATCAGCCGTGTTTGGATTTGAATATCCAATGTTAAAACTAGAATCAACTCCATTAATAAATTGACTATAAGTGGCATTACTATTTGCACGACTTATTCTAAAACCATCTGTTTTATTATCTGTAGTCTGTTTTATATGTAACGTTGTTTGTGGATTTGTAATTCCAATACCAACTTTACCATCTTCCTGAACTCTGAATACTTCAGTACCAGATGAACCTTGTTGATTTGCTACGACACGGAAGAACTTATCTGTATCATTATTATTATAATCAATTGTTGCCTGAACAGAACCTGCAGATCTTAATTCAATTGTATCAGGAGAAGATTCATTGGTGATTGCGGGATAACCTGCGACATTATTTTTGATAAACAGTGCCTCATATGTGGAATCAGTGCTACCAAATTTTGCTAATGTTCCATCTCCTTCTACATCTAATAATGCTTGTGGTACTGTACTATTAATACCAACATTACCAGCTGAATTGATGCGAAGTCTTTCGTCTCCATTTGTATAGAAAGATATTGGTGTAGTTGCACCAGCAGCACTTATTTGGAAATCAGCATTAGCAGCACCTAATTGACCTGTAAGAGTTCCATTATAATTAAAATTAACATTGGTTGTATTAGCACTTCCCCTATCAAATACTGCATTTGGATTTGCATCTCCTTTTACTTGAAGAGATCCAGTAGTAACAACACCAACAGCATTAATACCACCAGCAGCAATACTAACACCACCGCCAACCACCACAATACCACTTCGTGCAGTGACTAAACCAACTGAATCTATATTAGTTACATCTTCGTATGTTAAAACACCAGTAACATTAAGGTTGCCAGCAACTTTTGTATTTCCACCAAGAACAACCTTTTCATTACCAGTTGTAGTGGTGACTCCAACAAAGAATTGTCCATCTGATGTGATACGAACTTTCTCACTATTATCAACTGCAAAAGCAACACGACTACTATTAACTTCATTATCTTTGTCTGCATGAATAATGGCATTTGCAGCATTAGCATCAAAATATGCAAAAGCACCTGCATTACCTGTATCAGATAAACGAATTCCAGGAGCTCCATCTTCAACATGCAAAATAGCTTGTGGATCATCAGTTCCGATACCGACATCACCACCTGATGTAATGATAACTTTTTCGGATCCACCTGTTTGTAATGATAAAGTATCCTGTGTTCCTCCAGCATTGATAAATAATTTACCAGAATTATTACCGATGAATCCTATGAATTCGGAATGATCGTGGAAGGATATTCCTGTTCCACTAGTATCAATTCTTATTGAGTTTTCACCTGTCCCAGATATATGGAGTTTTGTTGTTGGATCATCAGTTCCGATACCAACATCACCACCACTAAAATAACTATCACCATTAGCAGTTATTTGAACATTTCTTGTTCCATCAGCTTTTTGAATATTAATAAAACCTGTAACAGTTCCTGTTCCTATATCAACTTGTGAACTAGCACTTGCTTCTT